AGAGAGTGGCAATGGAAGCATTACTTAACAATGGATTATATCCTATCTGTACATACGACAATCAACTAACAGATAATTTTATATTGGTTACTTGCAACATGAAGATACATGATGTTGAAGATGCAAAACAATTTATAGAAGTATCAGGTTGTAGTGCAATGGGAAACTTAGATAAGTTTGGTACAGGTAATGGTATGAGCTATGCTAAGAAGTATGCTTACCTAAATGCTTTACATTTAAAGACAGGTTTAGATAATGAAGATGGCTACAAGGCAAAACCTTTTAATAAAATTCCACAACGAAGTGGTACAGATCATGCCAATGTTGATATAGACATTGATATGAATCAAGTAAGAGAAGCTATAAAATCTATTAATGATATTTATGCTCTTAGGAAATTTAGAAAACAAAATCCTAACTTATTTGATCCTAATAATAATGTTCGTGTGTATAGACAGATTACTGATCTATATGAAACACATGAAACACAACTCAATAGACAAGGAGTAACACAATGAGTGATAAGATATATATAAAGTTATCACAAAATCCAGATAAGCAGCAAGGAGATAATAGACCTATATTTGTTGCACCAATAAATCCAAATTCACCAGAAGGAAAAACCTGGAGAATAGGTGTAAAAATTGGAGAAACATGGTACAACCAAGCAGGATTTGATGATCTTGACGAACAAGGTAATCCCACAGGGATTATTAATGTAGTCTTGACACCATCGAATACTGGTTCAGCACCTGCAAAGCCGAGAGGACCGCAGTCGTCTTTTGCACCAAACAAGTTTGCAAAAGGTCAAGGATCAGGTTATAACAAACAGAACTACAAATACTAATTTAGATTTTGTGGTTCAATGGTGTGGCGGAAGTTTTTTTGAGTAGCGAATCATGTTGCCTCTTTCCTTTCTTGGCAATGCTCCCTCTTTATTTGTTTTCTTCTGCCATACCTTTAAAAACAATATGAAAATTACAGACATAGACAAAGAGATTAAGAAGAAGATTGTATCGGATCGTCAAAAAGAATATGGCGATTACCAATACAATTTTGCTATACTTGCCGAGCTATTTACTTTAATATTAGCCGCCAATTTAAAAAAGAAAATAAAACCACATCAAGTAGGTCAGCTTATGATGACACTTAAATTATTCAGAAGCACAAGAGGATATAAAGCTGACAATTATCACGATTTATCAGTATATAATGATATGACTTTTGACCTACACAAAAAAGATATAGACAAAAATGATAAAAACCGATAAGTATATAAGAATTAAATCTGGCGAAGCTAGTTTTGAACTGGTTGAAAGATTTGATGATGTAAAGAAAGCTGCTAATCCTGACGCACAAGGAGAGTATGTAGAATGTAAAGTCTCAGCAATTAAAATAGACTTTACCAAAGTGAAAAAGGAGAAGAATGGAACAAGAGTTGAGAACTCGCCTTCAAAAGTACAGGGATCTTCAACAGAAGAAACACGAGAAGTACCTGGAAGCCAAAAGGAAAGTAGATAAGTATCAGAAAGATTCTTATAGACTTATTTGGAAAATAGAGAAGGCAAAAGAAGAATTGATGAGAGCATAACTCATTAGTTTACATTGATAAAAAAAACAAACAAATTTATAGGGGGATTTATGACTTTATATAAACAAGAATTTCAAAAACATATTAAAAAAATAAACAACAATGACTTTATTTATAAACATAAGATAGCTTTTTATTTATTATCAGATAGAGAATTAAAGTTGTATAAAGCAGGATTTAAAAAAGGTTTTGAGTTAGCACAACAAAAAATGTCAAATCATATTACAGAAATAAAAGAAACACATATTGTACCAAGACAGATGGAACGAAAGATTATTGGTTATCAATTTAGAAAACCTAAGAAAATAGAAATAGATTCTGTAATTAATAAAGTTTGTATTAAGTATGAAGTAAGTAAGAAAGAATTATTTACCAAGACTAGAACTACAGATATTGTTAGATCAAGAAATATTATTCACAATATATTAAATGAAAAATATAAGATGAGTCTATCAGATATAGGTAGAATTTTTGGACAAGATCATACTACAGTTTTACATTCAATAGAAATGAAGCTGCATAAAAGAAGATTCTGGAGTGATGAGCAAACTATTTGGCAAGAGTTTCAAGAACTTATTTCTTAGTAAATATACAATACTTATCAAAGCAAGAACCATCCTTACCATCATGGCAAAAGTGTTTGTGTTCTGCATTTACAATCCATCCACCCATGGTATTTAATAATTCTTTCTTACACCAATTACAATAACCACAAATAAACTCTCTTAACTTTGATTTATTCCAAGTTTTTTTTTGCACCCTTGATTTTACTATAAAAAAAAACACTTGACAAGCATATCCAAATAGTATATAATAGATTTAGAAAGGAAAAACAATATGAACTTTAAATTAAAAGATAAAGAAGCACAAGCTATCGCAAGTGCTTGTTTAAATTACTTTGAAGAAATAGATAAATTATATTCTGAAAACAATTTATCTGTTTATTGGAGAATATTGTATGATGACTTTAAAACTGGAAGTGAAAAGTTTATCAAGCAATATAAAAAACAAATTAAAGATTAAATAAATTTAAGGCGATCTGAAATATGGTCGCCTTATTTTTTTTTCTTTTTTTTACAGCTACATAATTTAAAGGTTAATAGATTACTTATCTTTTCATTTAGATCATCTATTAAACCAAAGAATTTTATTAAAATTTTATCAATCATTATTCTAATATTAAAGAAGTTATTTTCTTCTCTCCCATATAGATTTCTATGTTAGCTTTTGATTTAATACATTTATATTGAACCCTATCTCCAGCTTTTTTATCTCTCATAGCATATCTTTTAGCTTTAAGACATTTAGACAAACTATCTTGGATTCTATGTTCCTTGATTTCGTGATCTACTATTAATAATAATGCAAAAACAACTTCTATCATCTTATCTCCTCGTTATTCCATTTTATAAGTAAGAAAATTATAGATAAATAAATTAATCCTACATATAAAATACTTAATATCATTAGTTATAACTATACCCTGTGTTGCCTTGTTCTAATTTTCTAAATAATTGTTCGTGTTGTTTCATAATCTCTTCATCCATATCAAACATTTCATCCATCTTCTGATCTATTAATGTTAGCTGCATTTCTAATCTTTCAACTTTATCTTCAAGAACTGCTTGACCTGTAGATAGTTCAAATGTTCTGGAAAGCGACCAACCTCCTAAAGCAATTAATAATCCAACCAATAATGTTAATATTTTTTCCATCATTATTTACTCCAACCCCATTTAAAAGTTTGCTTTACTCCTTTAGTAATTTTATCTTTACCATTTTCAGAAGTACCATACTCTACAGTTGTTGTATCAGGTTTAACATTATAACCACAACCACTTAAAATAATAAATAAAATTATAAATATTATTTTCATTTCTTTTTCTTCTTATTCTTTTTCTTCTTTTTCTTTTTACTTAAATCAATACTATTCCAAACAGCTTCTTCTATATCCTTTTCCATTTTAGATACCTTTTCTTTTAATACTGCTACATCTGATTTTAAACCTACTGTTGTGGATAAAGACCAACCAGATAGTGCTATTAAAATAGCCAATAATACTGTAATGATTTTATCGTTCATTAATAGTTACCATTATTATTTCTAATTTTATCTTTCATATTTTCTATGTTTACTTCTATATTTTTTATATCTTCCATAGCTCTATTAAGATTAACTGTGTTATTTCTCATGCCTTGCATTTCTTTTTCTAACTCTTCTATTTGACTAGCCATGTGTTCAAGCAACATAAACTGTTCCTGGTCAGTAGGAACTTGCTCAGACTTTTTAAGTAAATCACTACTAAATAATTCTCTTGATGTCTCTAACGAAGTCAACCTAGAAGTCAATTCGGTGTATGCAAATATACCCATGGCTACAGCTATAACAATACCAATCATATTTTTGATTGGCATGGCAACTGAGGTATTTTCGCTTACCTTCATTATAAAATAGTTGCTATTACAACAACTAATATAACAACACCTGCAATAACCTTATGGTCTGTCCAGAAGTGTTTAATTGTTTCAAATATTTTGTCCATAATATTATCCTCCTAAAAGTGTATACCATTTTCTTTTAAAATTGTAAGGTGTTTATCTTCCTTGCCTATTGTATTTTTTAAAGCTACGAGCTTCTGATTTGTTTAGATTTTTCTTATGCCTTCTTGGTCTTTTAGGTGGTTTATCTCTAGGTACAAAATGTAGAAACTTAACACGAGCCATTATTTTTTCTTTTTATACTTAGGTTTTTTTTTATTTTTCTTACCAGTTTGTTGAGATAGTATGCTTGTTTTTCTACTGTATTGTTGTGAATATGATTTAGATATATTTTTCATTTGTATTTCTTCTCCCATATTTCTTGTTGAGTTAATCCTATTTCATCTTGTTTCTGCTTACAAGTTGGCTCAATATCTTCTTGTTTTATAATATCAACTAATGCATATCTATAAACTTTAGTATTATCTCTCCATTGAAAATGAATTAAGTATCTTGGTTCTTCGTATTGTTCAATTAGTCTTGGATCAAATGCGGCTAGTGTCATTTCTTTCTCATAATGTCTGCACCTTTAAGACCATAAATAGCAGAAACTACTCCAATGAATATAGCTTGATACCAATAAGGAAGATTTTTAAAGTATTCAAAAAATAAATCTATTCTATCACGAATCGTAGGGTCGTCAGAAAAAACAGACCAACCCAATAAAATAATAGGAATAGAAATGAGAATAAGGACAAATTCGTCTTTGTAACCTTGATCATTACTCTCAATAACTTTCGCTTTATATTCAATCTCGCCTTTCGCCATTTTCTCAGCATGAAGCATCTGAGCATCTGACATCAACTGTTTAGTTCGTTGCTTGTTCTGATATATTTTAGCTCCAGTCTTTACACCTAAACTTAATAAATTCAACCACATTATCCTTCTACCTTTCCATCTTTCCACTTCATCTCTGGTAAACCATTGTCAAATTTTTTACCATCATAAGTTAAGACTTGTTTTCTATTAGATCCTTTTTCATTGTAAGATACATGAACCCAACCACCAGCAGGATCATCTGGATTGTAGAACTCGAGGATCAGTTGATCGAAGTCTACATTATTTTCTAACCAATATGCTACTTGTATATTAGGAACTCCTGCTATCTCAAAGTCAACTGCCTGACCCTTTGCGTGTTGTGAAGTTTTCTTACTACCAATAGCTTCACATAATTCTTCTGATCTATACCCTGATGTTACAGTTATAGGTTTGTCAAACTTAGCTCGTACTGGTTCTAATATTTCATAGCATACATTCTCAAGGTTTTTAATATCACCAGCTCCAGGTGTATTGTCTATCCCTTTTCGAGTTGCGGTCATAGACTTTGTAAATTCTTCTAATTTAAAATGTTTAGATAGTTGCATAGATTATTTTTACCTTTAGTTTCTTTTGTTCAGTAGTTGTTTGCCTATTAATAAGAGATCCTTTAGTTTTTCTCTTATAGCCATCACTAGGTGTGTGATCTTTTTTTCTATAATTTTTACTTTTAACATCATAAGCAGTATACTCACAAGTAGACATATTTAAAGTAACAATGTCAATAGGTCCTAGTCCTCCAAGTGGTGTAAATACCAATATATTTGGGTCTTTAGCAAAGTTAAGCTGTGCTGCAAGTTCAGAAGTTAAACCAGCAACTGCCTTTTTTCTTCTAGCCATCCCACTTGAAGAAGCCAAGTAAGACTCCTGCAAGACCCCCAAGAATAATTAATAAGTTAATAGCACCTTTTCCTTTACTTACATCTGTTCTTAGTTGTTTAATTTCTATTCTCATTTCATCTATTGCTTTAAATAATGTTTTCATTCTTTCTGCACAGATAGCTTCATGCTTTGATAATCTCATACCTGTCATTTGACTTGTTAATTCTTTTGCTGTTAAAGTTTTTTTTCTAGGCATTATTTTTTATCTCCCTACATTCAAACTTAACTACAATTTTTTCTCTTTCTATGTAGTCTCTTTCAAATTCTTCTAATTCTTTTAAGTTTAAAAATGTATTATATGCAACTCTGTAACCCATAGTTACGCAGTCATAATGATTATCAAATTGATGACCTGAAAGTGAACTAGATGGACACTGACCAGTTATTGTTGAACACATATATAAAATTAAAAGATACTTCATAACTATCTCGCTGCGTAGCTTCTAGGTAACTTGTTACCTAGCATTACAAGGTACTCCATTAGAATTTACGAAAGGTGCTTCTGCAAAAGCCATGTATATATAATCATTATTTCCGTTATAACCGCCACCATTTCCTCTAAATTTAAAACCATTAGATAAAAAATCTACAGCATTAGCATCTGCTTCAGCATCAGGAAGATCTGCATATAACTGATCGTCAACAGGATTAAATGGTGATCTCTTGTTATCAAACAAAATCCAGTTATCAGTACCATCTGACTTTTTCGTCATAACAAAAGCTGGTTTCATGCCAGTCCAGATCATCGGACCATTTGAATTATTATTTCCTGAGTATGAGCCAAACTTGCTATAACCTTGCTTTTCTGCAAAAATATAACCAACTAAATCTTCTCCATTTTTATTAACAATATCATCACCACCTAAAGTAACATTGACTGTATCTGGTTCAGTATCATTCCAAATAGTATTATCATCAGCAGTTGCGGAATTTACATCTAAAAGTAAATAATCTGTTGCTGGTGCTGAAGTATTTTTGTGATGATATACGCACCATTGTTCAGTATTATTTAAATTTTTTAAAATAATCATAGCTGGTTTTTGAGCCAACCCATGAGGTATTTTTGCACCAGCAGTTTCATTTCCGTGATAACGAACTATGCTAAAGCCACTTGTTTGATTAAATGAATATCCTATATGAGTTATTGTTGAACTTGTTGTAGTTATTCCTGATGTAGTTCCAGCTTTCCAGCACCAAGCTACCATACTATTTCCACTTCCATTTGTATCGGCACTATTACTTACTGTAAAGCCATTGGATAAAAATGCAGTAACTCTATCTGAATCTGATATTTCTGCATCGCTATTATTTGCAAAAATAACCACCGATGTGCCTCTAACACTATCTTTAATATTATGATAATTTGTTGTAGCTCTATTTTTAACCCAAACGAAATCAGGTTGAAAACCTAAACCTGTTATATCTCTGTCTGTTGACATATCTCCAGTATAACTAAGTGTATCAAAATACAAACTTGGATCGTCTATTGTTGTATAAGCTGCCATTTATCCTCCATCACTTCCTAAATTTTTTGTGCAAAGAGCAAGATAGCCAGTAGGAACATCATATTCAAAATTTCCATAGCCATTATCATCTGCGTTTCCTGATGAAATACTAAATGCTGGACAACCACCAAAGTTTAATTGAAAAGTTGAAGTATCAGAGTAATCTGTATCTCCAACTACAGGAAAATAAACTCCTGTATTTGTACTTGCTGCTGCTGTTATAGATTTAGCACCTGTTCCTGTTGAGCCAGAAGTTGGATCACCAGAATTTTGCCATGTTCCACCTTTTGAAAAATATAATTTGTTATTATCTAAATCTAATGCTACTCCAATTATATCTGAAGTTCCATAACTATCCCCATAAGACGCACCTGAACCATTATTATATATTTGTCCGTTACTATGCCTATAAGCATATCCATAAGTATATGCATTTAAAGATGCATTAGCGGCATCTGCTGGTTTATCTACTATTCCAATTAAAGAAGCAGCTCCTGTATCAGTACATTTTGCTTCCCAATACCATTTTCCAGCAGTTAATCCAAATGTTCCTGTAAAATGAGAATATCCATTAGAAGAACTTGATCCTTGACCAGTAACTACTATACAGTTTCCTTCAGAAAAAGTACCTTGCGTTGAAAGTGGATAATTATCCAAAGAGTTCATAGTACAAAAATTATTAATTGGTGTATCTAAACTTTGATCTGCTGCGGCTAGATTAACTTCTGTTAAATCTGTTCCACCCCAAACATCATTTCCTAAATTACTACTATCTTCAAAGTCAAGATAGAATCCATTTGTACCTTTTGAACCTGATAATCCTGATACATCTATCGGCTTGAACACAGAAGGTGTGTCATCATCAAATTCACCGAATGAAGTTGGACTTGCAGCAGTTCCATCCAGAAATACCACTTCTGCCGCATAACCATCAGCGACATCTCCATTACCAACACCAGCTCCTATTGCCATTCTATAACTACTTGTATTAATAGATATATCAACATTTTGATTACAATAAGTTGCAGTGGCTAATGATGTAACTTGTGAGCCATTAATATAAATTTTGGCTCTGTTCGTATTAGTGCTTTGTGTTGTGTCTATTGCAACGCAAATGTGGTACCAAGCAGAAGGATCACGATATTGTGCGTTAGTAACTAATTGTAAAAGAGAACTTCCCTCATAATATAAAACATTTAATTGTTGAGAACTATTATAATAAATTGCAAAATTAGGATCACCATCACTTTCACCGCTTGAAAATATAACACTTGAACTTGCTAAATCTCCTTGTTTCCACCAAGTTGAAAATGTAAATGTTCTTTGGCTACCTGATGAGCTTGGTGTTTTGTGCATATAAGCAGTATCATTGTCATTAAACCTACAAGAGTTTGAAACTATATCTGTACTAGCTGTTGCTGAAGCTACATTACCTGATAGAATTATTGGTAAAGGCATTTTTAAATCTCCAATGTTGGAAATTCGCCTAATGGTCTTTCAAAAACAGGATTATCTTCATCCTCAACTTCTACACCATCTTCTATTTTTGTTGCTGTATTAACATATTCGTAAAGAGCTGCTAAAGCATCTACATCACTTGCATTGTCAATAGCAGTTTCCATTTCGTTTGATTTTGTTCTTACATCTGCTCTAAAAGTTGATACTGCACTTGGAACATTATATTCTGCTACATCAGTTGCTTTAATTACATACCAATCTGTCGGTGCTAATAAACCACTAGCTTGATTTTTTATAATTTCTTTTTTTAAAGTTTTTAATCCTTTAACTTTAACATCACCTACTTCTTTATCGTCAGGCATGTCTCCATTATCAGAATCTTCTTGTGTCCATAAACTATCTGCTAATTGTTTTGGTGTTGCAGTTCCATAAGAAGCTGTAACTTGACCATCTGCATAATCAAAAGATTGATCTGTATTAATGTAATATGCTTCATCTTTTTTATTTGAATTATCAAATACTACTTCATAAATACCTTTAGCTTCTAGTTCTGCTTTGCTCCATAATTCAAATATTTTTCTTGAATAACGAACATCGTCAATAACTATACCTCTTGGTTTATTAATTATTTTTGTAATTGATCCGTCTTGTACTAATCCCCACATATATTTAACTCCTATTAACTCTCACTTAAATTCATTGTTCTTCCAACTTCTTGCCAAACTGCTCCATTGTATCTAAATACATGGATGTCAGTTTTTCCATCCGTTGCAGTTTCAGTTGGTTCTGTTGATGCCGCAAATTCAAATACTGTATTCCAACCAATAGTATGAGAACCATTATAATTTAATTCTAAACAAATAAACGCACCTTCTGTTGCATTACTTGGTGCAGAGAAAGTCGTATTTTCTGATGTCTGATGATAGGCGTTTGGTTTAGCTTGAGCATCCCAGGCAACTGCGTTCGATGATGAAGTTAATGCTTGTTGTGGAATATAAGCTAAATCATTAAATTTAATTGTTCCTGTTCCATTTGTAGTAATATCTATATCTCCATTTGCTCCATCAGTTATTGTAATGTTTCCTGAGTTTGTTCCTTTATTTGTATCTAAAACTAAATCGTATGTTCCACTTGTTGTTAAATAAGCAGAAGCACCAGCAGAACCTATAACTGTTTTTCCTGACCCCTTTGGTTTGATATGAAGATCAACATTAGTTTCTCCACTTGCTCCAAGTATAGGTCCATTTCCTGTTGCTCCATTTGTAATTTCTAATTCGTTTACTGCTGACGCAGTTGTTTGAAATATTATTTGTTCGTTATTATTTTCATCTGAAATATAATGAGCATCATCAATTATTATATTATGTGAGTTGGTATCTAAATTTCCACCAAGTTGAGGAGAAGTATCATCAACTAAGTCCGACATATCTCCAGAACCATCGTTACCGCTATATTGAAAGTGAACTCCTACTCCATCAGTATTTGAAAATGAACCATTAGAAACAATGTGTGTAACTGGAACTTTTGTATAACCAGAAGCATCCGTTACAGCTCCAGATACTTTAAAGACAGCGTAAGTTGATGCTGTTCCTTCTTTAGTTATAGTTACAATTCCTCTTGCTGTTGTGTTTGAGACATCATCCCAAGATTGAACAAAACCAGAAATGTCAGCAGATGCGTCATCTGCATCATCTACATATAAAATTGAAACTGAACCAACAGTACCATTATTAAAAGCTATTTTACCAGCTCCTGGATCAGCATCACTCGTTGATGAACTCCAAGTCATTGAAAGTTGAGAGTTAGTTCCACTTGCTCCAGTTGAACCAGTTGATCCTGTGCTTCCAGTCGAACCAGTCGAACCAGTGTCACCTTTATCGCCAACTCTTGTAAAGTGAACAGATAATTCGTCATCTGCTGAAAAAGTATTATTTGAAACTAAATGAGTAACCGCTAATTTATTATAACCACTAGCATCAGTAGAGCTACCAGTTATGGAAAATCTTGCGTATGTTGAACTGTCGTTAATATCTACTATGTGAAGATAACCTTTAATTGTTGATGTGCTATCATCCCAAGTAATTGTGTCAGCTTGTGTTGTTGATCCATTTGCATCAGCATCATCAATGTAGATTGCTGTTGCTGAGGCATAAGTACCATTATTAAATCTTAAATATCCGCCTCCAGGATCACTATCAGTAGTTGATGTTGCAAATTTATAGTAGTAACCTGGAATTGCACCATCTTCTCCAGATGCTACAAAAGATATAAATACTTTATCTTCATTAGCAAAAGTACCAGCACTATCAATATGAACTAAAGTTATTTTTGAATAACCACTTGCATCTGTAATACTTCCACTTACTTTAAATACCATCCAAGTATCTAAAGTATTTGCTTTTGAAATTCTTATTCTTCCTCTATTGGTATCATTACCACTTACATCATCCCAACTTTGTACCCAGGCACTCACATCAGTTCCATTAGCTTCTAAATCATCAATGTACATTTCAGTTGCACTAGAAACTGTTGCATTATTTAATCTAAAAATTCCTGATCCTGGGTCAGCGTCTGATGTTGTTGTCGAATATGTAAATTGAGCAGAGTCTCCACCAGCAGGTAAAAAATCTGCTACTGTTGTTAAGTTACCATCGCTATCAAATCCTAAAGTTTTTGAAGCTCTAGTCGTAGCATCATCTGTAAATTCTGGTGTAGTAATTGTATTTGTTCTTGAAACTTTAAACGATCTATCTAATTCCTCTTGCATCTGTTGGATAGTCATAGTTGCACGATCCAAACCCTCTTCATGTGATTCCGCAGGGAATGGATCATTAGCGATATAATCTATCGCTTGAGTTTGCGGAACACCTCTTCTAATTACAACTGTTTCACCAGTTGCAGGAGTATTCCCAGATGTAAATGTAACATTACCACCTGACGCATCTCCAGCACCAGATACTGTGTAGTGCGTGGTTAGAGTTTTGGTCGTTTCAGTTCCTGTAGAGGATCTGATAATTACTTGTAAATCTGTGTCCGCAAAAATCTTAAAGGTATAGGCAAAAGCTGTTGTGCTTGAATTACCTGAATAGGAATTTTTTACTGTAGTTGAAGATATTGTCATATTAGTTTCTGTATATTATTATTCTCCTAATTCATCAACAATTATATTATTGACATTTTTTATTATTAAAGCATTTTGTAGTGCTATCAAAGAAAGAAATTTTTGTACATCTCTTTTTGATGCTTGATAGTCTGTAAATCCTAACTTAACACCAGTTCTTACTGTGTCTACTGTTGTATTTAATAGATTAACTGTAGGAATACCACTAATAAATTGTGATGCTAGTTCAGTATTTCTACCATAACTAAAAGGTGATTTTTCCATAAAAGGGTACATAGCGGTATCTATTGCTCCTGGTATCAATGATGACCATGATGATCTCATGAATCCTACTTTTGCTAAATTTTCTACTGATAATTTTTTTTCTAAAAACTTTTTTCTATCATCTCTACCAAAAGAGTTTAGATATTGTTGAACAGCGTAGAATTGAACAGCACCTGCCATAGATGCAATAAATGCTGCGTATGTATGATAGTCTTTACCTCTTGTTTCTGCAAGAACATATAATCTATTCATTAATTGTTTTGTATATGAACCTAATGTAAATGTTCTAAACTGAGTAAGTATTCTAGTATAATCAGTTGTAAAAAATCTACTCATAGAACCAACATCATTTCTTTGAACTACTCTATCTATAAATCTTTGCATACCAACATTGTAATTAGCTCTTGCTTCTGGTGTCCAATCTTCTAATCCTATTGCTTGATATTTACCATCCTTATAAACAGAATGTTTTTTTATTTGGTCTGCTATTCTATTAAATTCATCTTCTCTCCAACCTAAAGTTTTAAATCTTACTTGATCTCCTTTAGAAAGTTTATTGTATATTTTTGTTGTTCCAAATTTTTTTACATAGTCATTTACTATATCTGATATTTTAAGAGCCATACCTCTTCCTAAAATAATTTGTGTATACATTGTCATAGGATTTAAGAATGATATATCAGCAACAACTCTTTTAGCTTTTCCTGAAACTAATTCAATATTATCTAATCTACTTCCTGTGCCACCTAAAGGTATATCTAATTCATTATCAAATCTACCTGTTGGTGTGTGCATAAATTTATCAAGACCAACTGGTAATCCTTGTGATCTTAATTCTTCTAATATAGGATCGTCAAATTCTATTTTACCTGCTCTTATTTTATTTAATATTTCAGAAAAAGCTGGATTAGATTTTAAAAATGTTTTCAAACCTATTTCAGAAATACCTGTATATAATTCAGCACCTTGAGCAAAACCAACTTGACCAAATAATCTAAGAAAGTTATAGTCTTGAACTAATCTTGCCATTCTTCTCATAAATCCATTTGGATCGCCACCTTTTTCTAAAGGTGATTGTCTGCCAGTAATAGAAGCAACAACTACTTCTATATTCTCTATATCTCTATATGTTTTTTCCCATCCTAAATTTCTTCCTTCAGATTCAACCTGTTTCATAAAATCTCTAAACTCTTTATTATTTTTAAAATTAAAAAATCTAGCCATTGCTGCTGAACCTAATACTTGTTGATTATACATTTTTAATAATCTTGTTAGGTTTCTATCTGTTAAATCTTTTACAGATAAAGATTGAATCTCATTTGTTTTTAAATTTTTAACATCTATTCTTGCATTAAGATCAAAAGGCAATCTTCTATTTGCATTTCTATCTAAAGTATTACCAGAACCTTTTTCTATTTTAGCAATAATTTTATCTATTTGATCTGTTTTTAATCCAATATCTTCAAGAAATTCTCTAATAACTACAATGTTTGATCCTTGAAATACTCTTGCTATATCTGCTTCTTGTCCAAAAACTCTTGGCGTTGATATTTTTTTAATCATCTTGTCAATCATTTCATTAAAAAGATCATCGCCTAAATCTGCTTTCATTGCTCTTAAAGCATTTGCATAAACTTCTTTTACTTGTTTTGGTCCATAAGAATCTAATGCTTTAATTAATTTTTCTGATGAATGTACATGAGGAATATAATTTTTTTGTCTATATCCTGCTATTTCTTGCCAACCTTCTCTTCCAGTTTGTCCAACAATATCTAAAGTATCATCAAATGCTTTTGTAGCATACCCTGCAAGTTTTCTCATTTCTTCCGTAACTTGATTTGAAAATCTATACATATCTGGATATTCTTTTAGGTCTGACATTATTGATTCAAATTTTTCTTCTATTTCATGTGTGTTTTTAAATGAAACATCTTTGTTTAATTTTTTAAAAGATCGTAAAGCTATCTCTCTATAATTATTGTAAGCGTTCATAGTTTCTATTCTTGTTCTTTGAACCCACTCAACTGCAGTATCTCCTCTTGGATTACCTACAACAGGATCAGATACAGCAACTTCTCTAAATCTTTTTACTATTGGAATTTTTGATCTGTTTAAATCACCAGCAATATCATATCTAAAAAATGTATTTTTAAAAAACTCTTCCCAATATGTTCCAACTTCGGGAGCATTTCTTGGATCTTCAATGATCTTTGCGTTCATAACATTTGTTTCTTTTGATAGTTTCATTCTTTGATTCTTTATGTAATTAGCATTTAATTCAAAATCATTTTCAGCAGCAAACTTTTGCACATCTTCAAGCTCTAAATTCTTTTGCATCTTCCTAGCTGCATAATCAGTTTTTTGATATGACTTAACAATATCATCTGGAACTTTATTTTTTTTAACACCAACTCTACCAAACCAACCAGCAGGAGAACCTAAAGTAAATCCAGCTAACATTGCATACTTAATATCGTTTGGATTTTTAAGAGGATCAAGTGCAACTAAACCTGCTTCTATAGCAGCATTTTCTGCACCAACGATTGCACCAAATTTTAATGCTCTTTTTAATCTCATAATCTTTGTTGGTACTGTTGCATACGCACCAAAACCACCCAAAGGTATTGTTGCTATTGATAATCCTATTGCAGCAGGATCAAGCACAGCAGCAATCATCCTTGCACCAAAACCTGCAAAACCTAACTTGGCTATTTCTTTTTCTACCTCTACTCTTTCATCTACTTGACTTTTAATATTATAAAAATGAGATTCACTTCTTGCTTCAAAGAAAGCGTTTTTCATATAATCAGGATATGTTTCTATAATATTAAACATCTCCTCTGTTGGAACAAAATCAAAATCTATATCTGGTCCTTGTGGTTGATTTAATTTAGTTATTCCTGATACAAATAAATTATCTATCTCAAATGCTTTTTTAACAGCTTGAGGAAATGTATATTTACTTTCTAAATCACCTTGTTGTTTTCTTATAAAGTAGTCTATATCTGTAGGAATAGTTTTGGCAGGATTAGTTAAACCAAGTTTATCTACAGTAAACTCTATTTTATCAGATTTTTCTTCTAAAGGATTTACATCTATGTTTAAATTTTCACTAGACATTATGGACCATCATATATTCCTAAACCAAAATTCTCAGCTTCTAGTTTCATTTGTTTTCTTTTTTCAAACTCAATTTTAAATTTCTCGTATTCATTTGACTTAAATGGTTTATAAATAACTTCTTCTATTTGTGCTTGAGTAAATCTTCCAACAGAATAAGGTTCTTCATCAAAATCTTCTGATTGTAAGTATAATGGTTCACCAGTTTGTTTATTTATTAAGGTAAAACCTTGAATATTATATTTACTATAATCATAGTATTGAGGAATAATATCTTCTAATTCATTTTTTTCTTTATTAATTTTACCTTCATCATATAAAGTTTTAATAAATAATTTAATAGATTCATCATGATACTCTGGTATTCTAGGATCAATTCTTACTACTTGACCAAAACTATCTATACGAAAGTTTTTTTCTAAAAATTTTTCTGCTGCTTCTAATGCAGTATCTTCAGAACCTCCAGCTTTATAATACATATTAGCAGTATATTTTAAAATATTTTCAACAACTTGAATATTATTTACATCTGGAGAACCAAAATCTAATAAACCTTGACCTTGAAAATCTAATTCATTTATTCTTGAATCAATTTTTTTATCATCAATATTTCTTTCTTTAAAATCACCAGCTCTTGTTCTTATTTGTCTATTCAATGCTGCTTCAAATGTTTCACCTAATGTATTAATTGAATAATCTAATGCCTCATAACTTTCTATATCTGATTGAGATATGTTATAAGTTTTCATTAATACTTCATCTGCGTTTTGTACTTTAAATAATTTATATAATTGAAATCCTTGTAATACTTTTGATTGATCTCCAGTATCTGTCATATTAGCTGCTCCTGCTACTAATGATTCTTTATAACTTGGCACAGAAGCATTATTACCTATTGAAAATTCTATCATTTGTGATGTTGAATATTTAGGAGAACCATCATCATTAGTTTCAAGAAGTAATTTATTCAAACCAGAAGATATATTTTTTTTAGTAATCTTATTACCATCAACATTTTCTAATTCAGCTCCCACCGCTTCTGAACCAACTTTGTTTATTATTAAATTATTAATATTAGCTTGTGCTAAATCTTCTTTAAATCCTTCTTCAACTTTTGCTAATAAATCTTTTCTTTCTTCAACATCTAAAAAAGGAGAATCTTTTGTATTTTTTAAAATAGCATCTGCTGCAGCATATTGTTTATTTTCTATTAATTTATTTACATCTGATATTAAATAACTTTGTTTTACTTTATCAACATTTTTTTGTGTTTGAATTTTTGATAATCCTATTTGATTTCCATAATCTATTTCTTCATTAATTGCTTGATCTAATATTGTTGTTTTAGTTTCAGCATCTGTTGCAACAAGATATTCATTAGAAAGAATATTCTGTGTATTGTTGTGTGTAATTTCTAAATCTTTTTCTAATGCGTTTCTTGAATTAGTTTTAACATTTGTAATTCTTTTTGGTAAATTAATATCAACTGTATTTTGTAATAAACTTTTTATTCTAGCGTTATCTGTAGTTCCTAGTTTAGTATTTAATATTGTATTAAATTTTTCATTAAATATTGATAATGCTTCTTCTTCATTTGAGTTGTTTTCTAAATCTGCAACAATAGTATCTGCTTCAGTAAATACTTCTAATGCTTTTTTCTTTGCTTCTGTTTTTTCTAATATATCTCTTTGTTTTAAATAATATTTTGTTGTTTGAGCAATAGCAGGTTCTAAAGCTGTAAGAGGAGAATCTTTCATACTAGCTTGTAATTTAGTTTGAATAGCAGATGATCTATTAGTCATTTCTGCTGTAGCTGTAAATGTAGGAATCTTAGGCATTTGTATTTCCTCCATAAGGATTACCAAAGTTAGTTAATAAACTTGAACCAGCACTTGCAATATATCCTAATGCTTGCATCCTTGCTCTGTTTCTTGCCATAGTGCCTTCTATTCTAGCAAAGTTTGCTTCTTCAAGTTTTCTGCTTTCTTCAACTTTTGCATTATACTCCATAACATCTTTTTGAATTTCTGCTTGTTCAACATTACTTCTTAAAATTTTTAAAGAAGTACCAGAAAGCTCTACACCCGATTTTAATATTCTTGTTTTTGTTGAACCTTGTAATCGTAAAAATTGATCATCAAATCTTGCAATATCAAAATTTAATTTTTGTTTTATTCTTTCAGCTTCTTGTTCAGCAACTACAGCATTTCTATTAAATACTCTTTGATTAAATTTTCCTATTTCGGTAGCGTTCTTTGCTTGAATTAAAGATACTGTTGGTCCTATAAATGGTATTGCTGATGACATTAAAATATCCTCGCATATCTGTATTGGTCTGAACCATCAAAACCATAGTGTTTCATTAATCCCTCGTTCTCTAATCCTAACCATTCTGCAAATCTTATACCTTTGTCAAAGTCTGCTCTTACAGCAGTTTGAACTCTTTTAATATTATATTTTGTTGCAACCTTTGCAAAATCTTTCTTGATTGCTTTTGCTACAGCTAGTGGATGTTGCCAAACTTCTTGTGTTGCAATAACCCAACCTTCTGCGACCTGACCCCAAATCATTTTCATACCTGCGGCAAAGATTGGTTTGTTATTTACTAATCCTGTAAAAGCTAAGTGGTCTTGCACAAGGTTCATGGCATCTCCATCAAACTGTGCATCCTTATCCATAAGTTTATGATTCATTTGACATGATAGAATAAATTTTCCATGTTCAGCAGTGTAAGGTACTATATATAGCATATTATCCATCATTTGTAGTTAATCTTGGGTATAACGATAAAATTGTAAAAGGTAAAGGTTGTCTTTGCCTAACAAATATAAAACCATCTGTTTCATAGTTTCCTCTAAATTCTACTTCTTTATCTCCTGTAAAAGGTGATATACCTTCATCCATTAAATCAGCAGAACTTCTAAATGGTATTCGTTCCATATTTGAAAGATCAGGTCCTACTTCTACACCTATTGTTTCAAACATTCTAACTGTTATATCATATATTCTTTTTGTCTTACCTTGAGATGTACCATTCTGTGAACCAGCATTTAATCTCATAGTTTTTAATAAAGATGTATAAGCTAATCCTATTTTAGCATTTGTTACAGAACGATCTAAAGTTACACTACCAGAACTAACAGTTTTATCTGGATGTGTTGCACCATCTGCTAATATAGAAACTGTTTGTCCTTCAAGATGATCTAATCCAGAAATAGTTGTAGCAGCACTACCACTATAACTTAATGCACTATCTAAAAAATTAAATGATGTATTATCTGTTTCATCAAAATCAAATACATTTAATATTTCTACAAATCTTCTAGTTGCACCATTGATTGTTCTTTTAACAATTACATAAACTTGATATTCAGTATCATCAGTTGGAATAACTGCAACACTTTCACATACTGCTTTACCTTCGTTAGTTTTTGCTAATCGAGTAGAATCATCTAAAGATGTAATAGTTAAAAATCCTGTAGACAATGGTGATGTTTCTGTAATGGTAACTACATTACTACTAACTGTTGCTGTAAAATCCGAGTCAGCATCTATTAATGTTTTTAAGTTTGTTGCACTTTGATTGTTACTTGTTGTTGTATGAAATTTTCCAGTTGTAGAAGATGTAGCAGATGTAAAGGTTGTAGTTGTGCCATCTGCTTTTGTTAAAACTATTCTTGTACCATTTGCAATATTTGCATAATCAGTAACTGTAACTGTTGCATTACCAAATCTACCACCAAAAATATGTCTATGCCAAGCAGTTACTTGTTGTTCTCTTTGATAAGTTAATCCTACTAACTCACCATCTCCTCTTGCAGCATAAACAATTTGATTTGGTTCTTGTTGATAAGCAATTTGTGTTAAACCACCTTCAGTAACATGTTCAGCAAGGATAGTCATGTCAGGAGCAATATAACCATCAACATCAAAGTTGTAAGCTAATTCTCTTATTTTTCTTTTAGCTCTTTGTAAAAATAATGTAGCATTACCTACAGCTATAGCATCTACATTTGCCGAGCCATGGTTAGATTGTTTTTTAATTAATATATTTGTAGGTGTAATTGCACTATCAGTACCACCTCCTGATACAGTAAACTCACCACCTGCTGTACCAATAATTAAAGTTCTAGTTGCTGTCATAAATCTGATAGCATTAACTTGGTTAGATGCAATTGTATAAATAATTGCATCATCATCAGCTACAGTACCACCAATGTTTGCATCCATGTTTTCATAATCACCAGACTTTGAAAAAAATATTGTTTGTGGTTGATCAGTTGTTCCTGCAAATACTAATCTTTGTTCAAAAAAAGTTACACTTGAAGGATGACCTGTTGTGTCAGAGAAAGCTCCTAGTTGCCAATTAGCTGTAGCACTAGCACTATCTAAAGCTGTAATAATTGTAATGGTTGCATTAGTTGTATTTGTTACTCCAGTTATCTTTGCATAACCTCCACTTAAATAAACAAATCTTCCAACATCTGTTGAAAGAAAACCACTACCACTATTGATACCAGTAACCGCAGAAGCAACTAAAGCTATACCTGTACCTACTGCTGATTGACCTGGATTTAAAGTTGTGTCAGTTGTGTTAGCATCTTGCATTGGTCCTTTGGTAAAATCTACATCTGTCAATGTCCAAGTAGTATGAGCAGTACGAGATAGTTTTTCTACTTCATGTGAAGGATGTGTGATGTACATAACATCAGCACTCTGTGCAAATTTTAAATCAAAAAGTTGTGCAGTAGTATAAGGTGTTGTTAATTCAAAAACTTTATTAGCCACACCACCAGAACTATAAGCAGTATATCCTGAACTATTTATATCAACTCCATCTTTATCTTGTAGTTCAAATGTATTAGTAGTTTTGTCTGCAACTAAAAATCTTTTATTATTAACTTCTGTCATACCAGAAACACCACTAATCAATACTTCATCACCATTTTCATAACCATGTGAAGTTGCAGTTACAACAGCAGGATTGGCAGCAGTAATTCCAGATATAGTTTTATCTCCTTCTAACACAGCACCACTATCTTTATACACTCTCATTTTTAAATTTGAAAACTCAAGCATATAAGTTTGTGTTGTTGAAAATTCAAAAGGAATTAATCTTGTTTTATTATCGCTATCAGCAACTTCTGCTACAAATGTAGAACCTGGTCTACGAGCTGCTGATCCATGTGGATATATCACTAAATTTTCTAAGGTTGAGCAACCAGATGTATATTTAGTTAGATCAGTTCTTCCATCTAATCTTGGCGATAGCTCACCACCTGTAAAGTTTGTTAATTCAACAGCAACCCTAGCCATTTATTAAAACCTTGAATTTATAAATGTACCTGCATCTACTTGATCTGACATACCTAGGTCTTGATCTATATTTTGACCTTCAGTTGAATCTACAAATCTAGCATCTTTTAATTTATCTTGAAATAAATTGTACATATTAGTTGCTGTTTGATTGTTAGAAGTAACTGCAAAAGCTATGTCAGCACCTAAAGCAGCAGATAAAGTTTCTCTTAATAATTCATCATACTCATTGGGATCAGTAATCCTACCAATATATAATATTTTCATAGTAGAAGTATTACTTAAAATTTTTCTACCTTCTACTTTGTAGTTTGAATCATAATCTAAAATTCTAAGTAATCTTAAACAATCTGCTGGTAATGTATAAGCATAACTAAAACCCCATGCAGGAGCATCAGTATCTGCTGCTAGTTCTACTCTTTTTTGTAAGCAATTCCATGGATGTGATCTAAATATACTATCTCTTACTTGTGTATATCTTGAATTGCAAAGTCTAGCGTTTTTTGAATCTTCGGTTAATGAAAGGATAGTTGATGCACCTAATTGATTTAATGCTCCATTACAAATATCTACTACTGATGCCATACTATTTCCTTATTATATATTTTCGCCTTATATGTCTATCTTTTTCTAAAGCAAAAATTTCTTCTTCTGTTCTCTCTTCTTTGGCATCAAATCCATAATGATACTTAGAAGTATGTTTAAATCTGTCTACCAAAACATATCTGTACACATAATCATTTTTTTTAAAATGTAGTACAGTTTTTAAATCTTGAATCTTTTTCATAAAAAGGTGGGGATTACTCCCCACCTAATATCTATTGATTAGTCTACAATATATTCAATAATGAAACTTAAATCTCCAGCAGTATCACCTGCTGCATCAAAAGTTAATCCAACATAGTAGTAACCACCAGGATCAGAAGATTGTCCTGCATCTTCCCAAACTTTTTGTCCCATAGTATTGATGTTTCTAGCTTCAAACGCTACTTCAGTTCCTGTTGTTACAGCACCTCTAAGGTCTGTAATTGCAGAAGCATAAGCGTCATCGTCTACCGCAGCAATAGCTGTTGTATACAATCCAACATCGCAAGTGTTAGTAGTTCCAGAATCTAAATCGTCATTAAACAATTTGATTGATGTAATACTAGCATTAGTTGGAATTGGAGCTAACATAACTGTATCACTAGATGATAAATCTCCAGAAGCCAAAGCAATAGTTCCTTGAGCTACACGCTTAACGCCATGTAACTGTTGAGAATCATTTTTGACCTGCGGAGTTGCTACAAAATTTGTAACAAGATCTGTATTAACATTCGCCATATATTCCTCCTATTACGATTCTGTACATTGTACTTCAACAACTTTATCTTCTTCCATTCTAGTAGCACCAATGCTCATGCAGTAGTACACTTGAGTAGCATAAGATTTGTCGCTTCTTTCGTCTATACGAGCATTGACATCTTTGCCAATACCTAAAGCGATTCCATCTTGTGCAAAAGCTATACATGATCTAGTTGTGCTAGATAATGAAAGTCTGTTTGATACAATGAAATTAAAACCAAGAAACGAGTTTACTTCACCATTTGCCAATGCTTTGACAGTGTTGAAGTCAGAACTTGTAACCTCAGTTGTTCCTAAAAGATCAGTGATCTGTTTCGGAGACACGATTATGTGTCTAGGAATTGAAGGATCTACATCGTTTAAATCAAGAGTCTGTTTTGCAGTTCTTAACTTAGCGATAGTTAAACCACCAGAACCATGTGCGATTGTATTCGCATTAGCTGTGCTAGTTGATCCTGTCTCACCAGTGTACGCAGTACCCAGTGCAGCAGATATGATCACATCATCTATTGCTCTTCCCATTGCCATAGCAGCAGCTTGAGCATAAGATGAAGTCGGATCTATTAAGAGCCTAACTTTGTCTTGTTGATCTATTAAATCAGCAAATTCATAATCCGCAAGAGACACTCTTCTTCTCGCATGAGGTGTGTCTATTTGTGGAGTGTCTGAATGTCTGCTAGTTTTTTCAACAGCAGTTACTGAGCCAACTTGGTCAAAAAAAGCATTTTTCCCAACCACAGATTCAACTCTGACTTTGTCTCTTAATAACGATCCCATTTGTTGAGATAGCATTTGTACATTAGCAGAATACTGCTGTACAAAAGCTGTAGTTATATTTGATGACATATTTGTCTCTCCATATTATTGTTAGTTAAAATAATCAGAAAGGTTCTCCACTAAATAATAGTAGGCATCTCTTGGATTTAAAGTCTTTTAGACTAGAGTCTATTCCTTTTTGTCAATAAGGTTCTTACGAATTGTCTTACCATTTATCCACTTATAATAAATATCTGCGGTTGGCAAGGGGTTATTTTTCTGTAATTCAGAACCAAACTCCTTAATCAACCGCAATATTTTTAATCTAATTTCTTTATCGTTTAGATTGTTACTTGGCATTTAACATTTCTCTTAATGTATAGACTTGTTGTACCATTTTATCATGATCTGGATGCTGTTTATTCCAATAAGGATTAGCTTTATCATTAGTAATACTAGCAATTTCAGATTCAATATCCTTCATTGTATTTACATTTTCAGATTCTGTAGAAACAATTTTATCTTCTTGCATCATATCTGCTATCTTTGCAAAACCTTTTATAATCTCTGGATGATCTCCAAGTCTTGTACCATTTGATAAAGTCATATCTAAAACTTCTGCATTAATATTAGCTTTTGCTAATGCACCAGCTTGTTTAACTTTACCTTCAAAATCTCTACCCCATTCTTGCCTTAACTGTTGTTCAGCTTGAGCTTGAGCAGTTTCTGTATCAATCTTTGATTGTTGTGCAGTACCTTCCATATTATTTTTATAGAACTCTAAAATACCTTGAGCTTGTTTATTGTTTAAACCTAGTTTATGTGATTGTTCTGCAAATTGTTTTATTGCATTTTCATCTAAGTTTATTACTTCAGATTTTGCATCTAAAGTATATTTATCAGCAGACTCTGGTCTACCTAGTTTATCATATACTTCATTCCATGCTTCTTCTGTAGAATTATTAGTTGGAATAACAACTTTATCTTGACCAATCATTTTTGTAGCATTGATATAAGATTTTGCTAACGCATCTATCTCTGTAAACTTTTCAATGTTAGGATCATTTCTATATGCTTCGCTTATAGAATCTTTCCAAGATGATGTTGTCGTAGTGGTTGTTGTAGTAACTTCTGGTTTTGTTTCAGTAGTTGGTTGTGTTGTTGGTGTTTCTGTTTCTGTAGTTGTCTTTTGTTCTACAGGCACAGTTTCCTGTGTTATCTGTTCGCTTGACATAGTTATCTTCCTTTTTCATTTTCCTTTTGCAGCATTGATTTAATAAATAGAAGAACGCTGCGTTGTCCTTCCATGTATGCACTTTCATGACTATCACCTTTTACATTAGTGGTAGAATGATAATGACATCTTTTTTCAAGATCGACTAAGACTTCTTTGCCTTCGTCTGTATTGAATATATATTTATAATTTGTTTTTAATCTATTAATTAATTTTTCTAGTTGTTTTGTTTCTGACATACTATTCCACTTCAGCATTTGCTACAGCTTTTGCTTCGTCTGGCAAGGCTTTCACTAGTGGTGCTACATCTCTTCCTGCTTTAGCAACTTGTTGTAGTTGTTGCATCTGTTGCATTTGTTCTTGTTGTTGTGCTGCTTGTTGTCTTTCCGCATTTACTTGACTTTGTGATTTTAATATTTTTTGTGGCACACCAACAATGTCTGCCAAGTGTTTTACAAGGTTGTCAAAATTAACATAATCAAATACTGGTGCTACATTTGCCAGTGATCCTAATATTTCTATTGCTCTCATAATAGATTGTAGTTCTGTAGACTTTTGTGCTTTAGCAAGTGGTGAAACATATTCTATTTCTATATCTCTACCTGATAAAAATTCTGGAGCTTGTGGTAACATATTGTTACGAAGTAATATTGCAAACACTCTATCAATCAATGGTTTTAATAATTCTGATTGTAGTCTACCTAATACCGGTCCTAACAATCTCATCTTTTCTTCGTTTCTTTGTATGACCTCTGTTGCTGTCATTTGTGGACCTTGTTGCATCATTAATTGATTTACATAAAACACAGCTCTAATACTATCTCGTCTTTGATCCTCCATATTTAAACCTAATGGATTATTTGCACCAATGTTTAATGGTTCAATTCTATCTCTTGTACCTGATCTATAAAAATTTAATCCACCTGGTACAGTTCTAACTGGTAATAAGAATCCATCATCAGGAACTAATAGTGGTGGGTCTACTTGTTTCTGTGCAGCTTTAATAGTTGTTTTTGACATTTCATTTAACATCTTAACATCTGGTAAAGCTGTCATTGCTGGTGATCGACCATAGATTTCATTTGATGCTTTTAAGTATCTTGGTACAACAAATGGAAATTCTTTAAAACCTGATACAGATAATTCGTTACCATTTTTAAATTCTAAATAAACAGATTCAAATGGCATATTTTGTTTATCTTTTTTATTAGGATTAAAATCTGTTCTTGGATAAACTGCGTGTAATATTTCTATTTCTTCATAAGGATTCTTTTGTGCTTTTGATTGTATTTCACTTGACACTTTATTACCAAATTTTTGTAATGATGATCTAGCACTTAATTTAAACTTTCTAAATATTGTATCTATTCTTCCTTTGTCATTTTCTGCAATAAATACTTCATTGATATGTCTTGTTGAAAATTTAATTAAATCATCATTATCTTCTTCAATAAACATTGCTGCTGTACCAAAAGTAATAAGGTCATGGTACAATTCAAATATTTCTTGTTGAAAGTTTGATCTGTTAAATGCTGTGTACATTACATCAGTTGCTGACTCTAACCAAAGTTTTGCATCATCTTCATTGTCAACTTCTTCATCTTTAAATCTTAAAGTAAACCAAGGAGTAGATGGGTTTGTTAGCATACCATGTAAAGATGCTGCTAATAATTCTACTGCTTGTATAGGTGATGAGTCAAAGACTTGTTCCATTCTTTTATCACCTCTAGCTCTTTGTTTTGTTACATCAGCTTTTCTTGGTTGCATATAATCTGCAACATCTTGCCAATGTGTTTCCCAGTTTTGTCTTTGACTTTCAAGTTTTTCAAACCTAGATAATAAACCTTTTGTTAAATCTGTTCGAGCCATTATCTTCCTAATAAACTTTTCTTACCTAATGTTAATGTTTGTTCTTCTACACCTTCAGGTCCTGTTAAAATTGTAGTTGATCTACCTCTTGCTTTAGTCTTTCTTGCATCGTAACCATCCATTGCAGTTGCTGTAGCTTGTGAAACTTCTGGTGCTGTAGGTGTTGGTGCTGATGCTTTTTCTTTAAATAATTTAACGAGTGGTTTTCCTACTACTGATCCCATATTATACTCCAAATGTTAATGATGATTTAGTTTCTTTAGTATCTTTTGTTTTTACTTTTGCTTCTGGTTTCTTAACTTCGTTTTCAAAAGTTTTATCTTCATCTAATACTAAAGCTTCTTCTACCTTTTTAGGTTTTGCCTTTGGTTTTTTTTTAAATATTTTTTTAATTTTTTCTAACATTATGATCCTAATAAAGTTTTTTTAGATGTTTTTATATTATTTGATAATAAACCTTTAGAAGTTACTATTCCACTTTTATTTGAAGAAATATATTTTATTGGTTTTTCTTTTGGTATTAAAGTATTTTTTTTTTTTATTTTTGTAAATAATTTTTTTACTTCTGGTTTGTTTATTAATTTTGGAATCATTTTACCAATCATATTATTTACCTAATAAAGTTTTCTTTTCTGTCTCAGCTTCTTCTTCAGCACCTAATGGTCCAGTTAAAATTGTAGACTTTCTACCTTTTCTTTTTCTTTCCATAGCTCTTTGCTCTGCCGCAATTTTGTCTTTTTCTGCCTGTGAAAGTTCTGCTTTAGGCGGTTCAGGCAAAGGTTGAACTGGTGGTAGCGGTGGCATTTTTGGTCTAAATAATGATCCCATAATTATAAAATCCTATATTCATTATCTGCTACACTTTGTGGAGCAGTTTGTCTATCATTAATTTCTTGTAGTCCTACACTTAGATACCTCATGGCATCACAAGCATGGGAACTCCAATCATGTACAGGTTTCGATCTAAACATTCTATTTTTATCAATATACTTCCTGTGGTAATGTCTTAACGCATCTATTAACTTTTTGCAATGGTCAGTATCAATCCAGCATCTAGGCAAGGTCATTGTGGTTGCGTGTATACCATCTTCTAATGGAATTTTTGGTACGACTTTAAACCTAACTCCTAATTGATATGCGACCTCTCTCCTGGTCTTACCATTACTAAAATCTGTAACTTCAATGTCATGTGGTGCAAAATGATCTTTGTAAACATAATCCTTATCTTTAATAATCTGCACATAG